ATCAGCCTCGCCGCCGCACCCTCTCCCCCCCGCCGGCGGCTGGGCGGCGGGCTATAAAATTCAAAAGCTAATAATTCTTCTATTTGTTTTACAATTTTATAAATTTAGTAATTTATATCAGAGGTGAGTTTATGCCTGCAAAGAGGAATAAAGCAGGACAATTTGTAAAGGGAGTATCAGGAAATCCCAGCGGAAGAAAGAAAATACCTGAAGAAGTTAAAAAAATGCTAAAAGAATCAACCACTGAAGCGGCACGGTTACTCATTGATACCGTAAATAACGAAAATGCTTCTTTGAGTTACCGGCTAGATGCTGCAAAAGAAATATTGAACCGTGTTTATGGAAAATCTATACAGCCAATTGATGGAGACATGGACACAACTGTACAGATAATATTATCTGAGGGCATTCAAAAATATGCAAAGTAAACTAATTGAAGAACCAAATGAAAAACAAAAATTATTTTTTCTTGCTCAAAATCGGTTTATTGGATATGGAGGGGCACGAGGTGGAGGAAAAAGTTGGGCAGTACGCAGAAAATCTATGCTATTAGCCCTGAATTATCCCGGTATTAAGCTGCTGATTATTCGTCGTACTTATCCCGAACTTCGTGATAATCATATTACACCCATGCTTGTAGACCTAAATGGAATTGCACGATATAAAGAAATCGATAAATCATTTACATTCCCCAATGGGAGCAGAATAAAGTTTGGATACTGTGACAACGAAAACGATTTACTCCGATATCAAGGTAACGAATATGATGTTATTTTTATCGACGAAGCAACACAAATACCTGAAAAATGGTTTGATGTTCTAAAAGCCTGTGTTCGTGGCGCCAACCATTTCCCCAAACGTATTTATCTTACCTGTAATCCCGGCGGCGTAGGACATGCGTGGGTAAAGCGGTTATTTATTGAACGAAACTACAGAAAAGAGGAAAATCCTGACGACTATCTGTTTATTCCCGCAAAAGTATATGATAATACGGTTTTGATGGAACATGATAAAGAGTATGTCAGAATGTTGGAAACACTTCCAGAAGACTTGCGCAAAGCATGGCTGGAAGGCGATTGGAATATGTTTGTCGGTCAATACTTTACGGAATGGAATGAAGATATTCATGTAATAGATCCATTTCCTTTACCCTCGTATTGGCGTAGATATTTTACAATGGACTATGGTTTGGACATGTTAGCCGGATATTGGATTGCACTTGATGAATATGGTAAAGCCTATGTCTATCGGGAAGTATACAAAAGCAACCTGGTTATGTCAGACGCTGCTCAATTAATCCGTTCAATGACCAATGAAAAAATTTATGCATGGTATGCCCCTCCAGATATGTGGAATAGGAGACAGGATACAGGACGTAGTGTGGCAGATGTTTTTGCTGAATGTGGTATTCCTTTAACAAAAGCGCAAAATAACAGGTCACAAGGCTGGCTTGACTTAAAAGAATGGTTGAAACCAACTGAAAATGAAGGTGGTCTAATTGCCAATCTTAGAGTCTTTCGCAATTGCAACAATTTGATTCATTCTATCCCTGCTCTTCTTTTTGATGAACATAACCCAGATGATGTCGCAACAGAGCCACATCAATATACGCATGGGCCTGATGCGATTCGTTATTTTATCGCTGGACGCCCAATTCCTACGTATCTTCCGCCAAAAGAAGATGATGATAACATTGAATATGAAACACAGATTGCAAATTTTCTTGATTTTGGGAGGTAACCAAATGTTTTTTCCGAAACGAAAACAACTGCTCAATGAAATTGAAACTCTGAAAAAAGAAAATACCGTACTTAGACATCAAATAAAAGAAAGTCGGAAGTTATCAAAACAATGGGAAAACTTTTTGAGTTACGATGGAACACGACAGGGGGATACGGTTGATGAAAATTAAAACAAAACCCGAAGAGATATGGAACGAATACGAATTAGGCGTTTCTTATAAACAAAGTTTTGGCGATAAAGGTTTATATGAGACAGTTAAACAAAATGAAAATTTTTTTATTGGTAATCAATGGGAAGGTGTAGCAGCTCCGGATTTAGATAAACCGGTTATTAATATCCTAAAACGTGTAGTATCTTACTTTGTATCCACGTTGGTATCAGATGATATCGGAGTAAACGTTGAACCATTTGGTGGTATCACTGATAGTCAAACTAAATCGACCATGAATATCATTTCTCAACAATTTGACAGCATTATGGAAAACTGTGCTATGACTTCGAAAAATAGAGACGCAATCCGAAATGCGGCAGTTGATGGTGATGCTTGTTACTATTTCTGGTTTAATTCAGATGTCTCAATGGGCGAGTTATCCCTTGGTCAGATCGAATGTGAAGAAATTGATAATACCAATACATATTTTGGAAATCCGCAAGTATGGGATGTTCAAAAACAACCGTATATTATCATTTCTCTACGTAGGATGTTACAAGATGTCCGAGATGAAGCAAAACAGAACGGAATCAGCGATATAGATAGTATTGTTAGTGACAGCGATCCTAATGGTATCAATACAGAACAGGAAACTGGCAAATGTACTGTGTTAGTAAAGTTTTGGAGGCAAAACGGGTCCATCCATTATACTAAAGTTACTCAAAATGCTATTGTAAAACCTGTCACGGATTTAGGCTATCACAAGTACCCGATTGCATGGTTTAGTTGGGATAAAATTAAAAATTCTATGCATGGACAAGCCTGTATTACAGGATTGATCCCGAATCAAATATTTATCAATAAAATGTTTGCGATGAGTATGCAGCATGTTAAAAACATGGCATTTCCAAAATACATCTATAACTCTTCCATGTTCCCAATGGGATTTTCTAATCGCGTCGGAGAAGCCATACCGGTAACCGGCGACCCTAATTTGGCACTTAATTCTAAGACTATCACTGCAGATATGTCTTCCCAAGTGTTGCAAATGATTGATAACGTAATCAGTTATACAAGAGATACAATGGGAGCCTCTGATGCTGCACTAGGAAATGTTAAGCCTGATAACACTTCAGCAATTATTGCTACGCAGAAAGCCAGCGCTATGCCTTTGGAACTCCAACGAATGAGTTTTTATCAGTTTATTGAGGACTGTATGCGAATTTTCCTAGATATGATGCGTTGTAATTATGGTATACGAGAAGTTAGTTATATAGATCAGGATGGCAATACGCAGGTAACACTTTTTGATTTTTCAATATTAAATCAGTTGTACCTAAAACTAAACATTGATATTGGCGCCTCTACTTATTGGAGTGAACTGATGCAGGTACAGACAACAGATAATTTATACTCTAACGGAATTATTACAGATGCCGTAACTTATCTTGAAAGCATTCCAAACGGTTACATAAAAAACAAACAGGAAATCATTCGAAAGCTCAAGGAAAAACAGCTTCAGGATCAATTGGTAGAACAGGCAATAATAACAGGAGGTGCCGTTAATGGATCTGTGCCCCAAATGCAGAACAGCCCTATTTCTTAAACGATTGTATGAAACAAAAGATGAAACAGTTATCATTAAGACATGCCGAAATTCAAGTTGTTCTAACTACCGCCAAGACGTTTCGATAGAAAAAATACCGATTAAAAAATAATAACAACAAATGTCGTTTAAAAAGCCTCAGGGCTTTTAAATAAACGCTGGGACACCAACAGCGAAAAGGAGTTTAATTATGTTAGAAGAAAAAAATCTTCCAGAAGACACCAATCAGGAAGAGCCTTTCGATCAACTTTTTACAGATGAAATGGAAGAACAAGACACCAATGTTTCAGAAACAGATTCTGTATCAAACGAAAAGGAAACCAAAGAAGTATCAGCCGAGAATGATGAGCCGAAGTACAAGGTGAATTTTCTAGGAGAAGAAAAAGAACTTCCGGTTTCTGAACTCGTTACATTATCTCAAAAAGGAATGAATTATGACCATGTAAAGTATGAACTTGATGCACTGAAAGAAAAAAACGTCCAATATTCACAGACTTATGAAGTGATTGAACAGTTGGCAGCTGCAAGTAATATGAATGTGAAGCAGTATGTCGATCTATGCAATAAAACACTTCAGGAGAATAAAATTAACCAGCAGGTAAGCCAAGGAGTCCCAGAAGCGGTTGCCAAACGTCTATTAGAACTGGAACAAAAAGAAAATATCCGCTCCAGACAAGAAGAACGGGCTGCTGCTGAACAGCAGAGACAGGATATGTATCAAGAACTGATTCGTGAATATCCTGATGTAAAACAACTACCTGATGAAGTTATTCAGGCTATAGCCAGTGGGATTCGACCTTTAGAAGCTTATCGCGCCTATGAAAATCGAAAACTAAAAAATGAACTTGCGATATTAAAAAAATCCGTGGAAAACAGGCAAAAATCAA